GAAAAGGTTGTTCATTACCTCCACCTTGATTATCTTGTCTAAAAGGATTTTGATAATTAGGGTCTGGTACACATTGTTTTAAAGAGTTATCATAAATATATCCGGGTGGACATGGGTCTTGTTCTGGTTCTGTTGATGGTGGTTCCGGTGTTGTTGGTATTTTAGGAAATACAGGGTCTTTTGTTGAAAAAGCTTCTGGATTAATAAAATTTTGTGGAAGATTATTTAATTTCCATCCTGTACCATCAAAAGTTAATCCAATGTTATTTCCTTTATAATATTTTTCTGCCATTATTTTTCTTTAAGTTGTGTCCTAAGTTTCATCAGTTCCTGCAGCGAAGCCACTCTCCCCTGTTTGCGGAACACCTCCTGTTCCGATGTTTCCACCGCCAACGCCTGTAATGTCATCTGGATTCGCTCCTGTAGGAGCTCCTCCACTAGAGGCCATTGAGGACTGTTGATTATTGCCTTCAGTTTGTTGATTTCCATTTGCCATTCCCATTATTTTTGCAAAGATTGCCGCTTTCTCCGGGTCATTAATTAATTTTTCTGGTTCTATATCGAGTGACTTTGCAATTTCAGATAATATAGAATGCCATCTAACAAACGGAGCAAGGTTTTGATTTGATGCGACTTGTAAGAAAGTCATAAGTCTTTGTGACCTTACTTCTTTTTGCATCAACGATGTTGTACCTCTTGCTTTAATATGTAAATCACCTTTTATTTCTGGAGCGTCAATATTAAATTGCATATTCCATGCAAATAATGTTTCACCCAATGGTCGTAATAAAAAGTCATCAATATTTTTTATAACTGTTTTTATACTAAGAGCTGCAGCTCCCATTAACATAGACATACCTGCGGCTGTTCTTGTTGTTGATTGAACACCAGTAGTACCATGTGAGTATGAAGGTATACCTGTTGATTCATCTGCAAGTTGTCTAAACCTATCAAACATCATTAAATTTTCTGTTGATGTATTAGGAAACTTAACACCATGTATTGCTTGACCCGGCATACCAGATTGCCTTCTAAATATTTTACCCGGAAATACTTTCATATCTTGACCCGGTACTAACATTGTTTCATCAATGTCAAATACTAGATTACCTGCTAATGCTAAGTTATCAATAGCCATTCTTGCATGACCATTCATAATTGTTTGTGCATCATCCATATTTTCTGGAATACCTATACCAAAAAACTGATATGGATTTATTTCATAAGGTATAACTAAATAAGGAAGTCTAGTTGGAGTAAATGGATTTAATACTAATCGTATTACTTGACCATTACATACCCATGCATTAACTTGCACTTCATCTAATTCATCTAATTCTTCATCAAGTTCTAAACCTGCTTCAACAGCTAAATCTTTATCTAATGTTCCCCAAAATTCTAAAATTTCATATCTGTTTTTATCAAACTCATCTGTAGATTCTCTATCTTGTAAAGATGCTTCATAACCTCTAGCTTCATAGCTTGGGCCCATCATTAAAGATTCTTTAATAGCTTCTTTTCTAAAAAACGGTCTATTAATTAAATCTCTTACTTGAGCTTTAGTATATACATGTCGTTGAATAACATATTCTGCATCTTCAACTCTTGTTGCATCTGGGTCTGGATAAAAATCCCAACAAGATACTGCCTCTACTCTTGGTACATTTTTTATTTTAGGTTGATACTCATTTAAACCTGTTTCTTCATTTTTAACCCAATTATGACTTGTTTGTTCATAAGTAAATGGGCCTTTAATAACACCAGTTCCAAGTAATGCCATTTCAAACAATGCATGACGAATAACCGATACAGCACTAGCTTCTTCTAATTGGTCATGAATAGTTTTTTCCATATTACCCGCTGCTATTTCTGCAGGGCTAATTTGAGGTTCTGCTTTACTGTCTGTCGCTTCGCCTTCAACAAAATCAACACCTTGATATTTTTCTTTTAATCCACCAAGTATAGTATCTATTGTTGCACCGGGTGGTAAATCTTTACCATCACCGGGAAATCCATATGGACTCTCTGGCTGTTCTTGGGTATCTTGTTCTTTTTTAAACTTAGATACATGTGCATATTCTGCAATACCTTCTGGAATAGGTGTTGGCTCTACTCCTACTGGAAATTTTCCACTAGAAAATAAAACTTCTATTAACTGACCATAAGCAGCTAAAACTTTTGTTTTAGTTATTTTAACAAATACTTTTGATTTTTCAGATTCTGTAAAAGCCATATCATTACCATAAACACCTCTATAGTTACGATAAGCTCTTAGCCATCTTTCTTCATCAAATTTTCTTGCATTTTCTGCATCAATAAATTTACTTTTAACTAATGCAGAAAGACCAGAAACATCATATTCCTGTTCTTCTTTTGTATCTTTATCTTGCAATGCTAAAATTTCAGCTTGCGTTTCTTTAGCCATTAATTATTTTCCGTCTGCTACTTTAGAAAATTCACCTTGTGAGTATTTTTTCAAAATATCGTTACTTGGTTTTTCTTTTGCTCCATAAGTTTCTGGTGCACTTGATAATTCGCCATGTGAATATTTTTTTAAAATATTAGCACTTGGTTTTTCTTTTGCAGGAGCACCATCAGCAACATCAGAAAGTTCTCCATGCGAATATTTTTTCATTTTAATTTGCATTTCCATTGTCGTTTCTCCTAGTAATCTTTTTTATCAGCCATTGCAAAAAAGCTTGGCTCAATATATTGTTTATTTTGTTTTGGATAATCTTTAGTACTTACATCCGGGTCAGCTTCTCCCCCGTTATGTGAAGATAAATTTAATGTTTTTACTCCACTTGGCTTTTGCTTTGGATAGTCCGCACCAAGGTCACCTTGTTTATATTTTGTTAATACTGGTTGTGGCATTATTTGCCCTCCTTGATTTTTGCCTTTAAGTAATCCACTAATTTAGGATTATCTACAAAAACAGTTGTTAAGCCATTGGCTAATCCATTGACTATTGTTTCTTCTTTATCGCCAATATCAATATTCCATTGATATACTATTGCGTGTAATATCTCATGCATTAATGTATTAGCGTGAGAAACTCCTTGTTCTTCTTCCGTATATCCGATGATACCTTCTTTAGAAAAAAATTGACCTTGAGCTTCGTTTGCTGTAGCAACAGTTTGTTTCCACTGCTCTAGTTTATAATCTCTATATCCAATCTTTATACTATTAGGTATTTTCATTTAATATCCGAATACTCTATCAGCAGGTTTAAATTTTTCTTTATCTGTGTACCTATTTGCGTCATAACTTTTTGGATGTACTGCTCTACTCATTACACCATAACGCAAGGCATCATAAGCATGGTCTTCTGCATGTGTATCAACATCCTCGGGATTGCTTTTATCTACAGGCAGCATTGGTAATGTTCTAATTAAATTTTTACAATTAGAAAACACTTTTAAACTGGGTTGTCCCGTGTGTTCATTAATAGAAAGTTGTTTATGTAATTCTAACTTTCCTGCTACTCGACTTCGGGGCGACCTATCTGAAGGTCTCCATCGACAGCCTTCTCTAATCATTGTCTCTGCAATACTAGGGCCGGCATCCCCTCGTTTTGCCCAAGTAGAAGAGTCCAAGATTCCGTATCGAATATATTCGTCACGCTCTTTTTCCAAGACTTGTCGGGCAAAGGTATCTGCCGTAACTCGTTGGGTATAATGCTCTCGGTATACCCAGAAATTGTTATCGAAGTCAACTGCAATCCAAAGAACGCAAGCCGCAGATGAATAGCCCCAGTCACATGTTCTGAACTTGAGCCAGTTGTTGGGAATATCAAAAGGCTGAACAACGTGAGTAGTAATGCTAAACTCCGGAAAAGCTGAATTTTCAAATGCACTCCAATCTCCTTCTAAAAATTGTTTTCTTTGTACTTCTGGTAAAGAAGAGAGCATAATAAGATAATCATCTGTTTGCATAAGATAAGGATTATCTTGTAACTTAGCCGGAATAAAACGTCTTGTTATAGACTTTTGTCCTGCAATTGTATCTATCTTTACATCAAACGCCGTATTAGGTTCGGCAGGGTCAACAAACATTTCTTTAACCCATTGTGAACCTACGTTTCCCGGGTTACCTGTTGCTCGCATAAAAACAGGTATATCTGGGTCAACACTACGAAGTGATGAACGTAAAAAATTATATATTTCTGGAGTAGGATATTGTGGTAATTCATCAATACCTATCCATGTATATGATTGACCTTGGTAACGAAGAACGTCAGTTAAATTTTCTGCGTAACCAAATTCAATTCTAGCACCGGATGGGAATCTCCATTCTTTTTCTTGTTCTCTCCATCTAGCACCAGTAAATGCTTGTGAATATAATCGTTGAGAATGATTAATCATATCTCTTAACTCTGGCATAGAACGTCTAATTAATAAAGCTCTATGATTTTGTTTATCACAATAACGAAGAGGGTCAATAAGCATGGCATAAGATTTACCTCCACCTCTTGCTCCACCATAAAATACTTCTCTTTCTGCTGACGCTAAGAATTGCATTTGTGGCCCTTCATTAGGTCTAAAAATAACATTTTCCTCTACATGCTCTTGCACATTTGGGGGTAATGACTCTATAGTATCCTCTGTTATTACAGAAGAATTTTTACCTAACAACGCATCGTTTGTTTTAAGAATATCGTCTTTTTTTCTTTTTGCGTGATTAACAACTGCCGTTGCTTTTTTTATTCTTTCTTCTTGTCTTTTTATCCTTCGCTTTGCAGCGTATCTTGCTTTTGACTCTGTACTAAGGATTCGTTTGCCTTGTGGCTCTCCTCTTTTTCTTCCAAGATTTTGTTTTGGTTTAGGTGGTGGGATGTTGTCCATCTGTTATTTACTATCTTTCGTAATCCTACGTGTGTTATTGGTCTATTTGTTTTTTGTGTTAGCCATCTAGCCACTTCACGATAAGAACAATTATTTAAATATTCTTTTGCTTCTTCTAATGCATCCAATTCAGATTGTACTGGCTCGATGTATTTATTATCATCATCTGCTAGTTTAAATCCAAATGGAATTGTACTTCCTTTACTACGTTTTAATCTCATCCTTCGGTGGTAATATAAAAATACCATGAGCAACTTGGGCATTGATATCTATTTTATCTCTCTTTACTAAACCAACTCTATCAAGAATTTGTTTTGCTGCATCCATACGAATATTAACACCCGGTGTTTTACCGTCTTCATCTAGTGCATCTACTAAACCTTTTACAGCTTTTGCAGAATGCAATGCTAAAGAATATTCTGCTCTCTCTAGTATTTCTTCTTTTAATGCTTTAACAGCTTTTGGATAATACGTTGATGCATATCCTGCAATCTCTCCTGCTTTTCTTGGGTCACCTTTTGCTTCTCCAAATAATGCTGTTAAAAAAGTTTGTTGCTGTTCTGTTAATTCTCTATCTATTTTTTTTGTCGGTAACATTCCATCCTTTTCCAAACATAAAATCAGACAATTCCATAAAGGATTGGCCTAAACCATATGGGTCTATTAATTTAAAACCAACGTCGTTTTTGTTTGCTTTTTTCTCTTCTTTCTTTTGACCAGTTTGGCGTTTTAATTGTTTTGTCTTTTTCACGTTCTTCATAACTTTTTTCTACTGATTGCATTATTTGTTCTCTTGCCTTATCTTCTTTTCCACCCACATCTGATATAATAGATAAGTTAGGAGCTGATATAACTCGTCTAACAAAAGGATTACGACAAGGAAAGTTTCTTTTGTGTATTGGTAAATGTTCTGTCCATTTTTTACCAGTCTTTTTATTTTCATATTCGTATAATGGCATTAAGACCCTTTCACCCATTTTTTAGATGGCGATTTAGTTTTGCTTGGGCTCCACTTTACTTTATCTGCCCACCAAGCTGCAGACATTTTTCCCTTAGCAATATTTTTTGCATGTCTAGATTTAAAAGCTTTTCGTTGACCTGCTGTTTGATTAGTTTTTACCCCTGCTTGTCCAAATCTAATGGTTTTAATTTTGTCACCTTCTTTAGCAACAACAATATGTGATTTACCACTTCCATCATTTAAACGTTTTGGTTTGTTATAACCGCTTACCCCGGCACGCTCTAATCTAGAATCTTTAATACTCATTACGCTACTGCTATTTTTTGTGCTTTTTTACTTAACTCTTTAAAATGAAATAAAGGCTTACTTGTTTTACTATGTGTTTTACCACTGTGTAATTTACCGTTAGGCATTTTATGATATGCCCCTTTAAATTCTTTTCCATCTTTTGTATAATGTTTTACGCCTTTACCCATTATGAAAAACTCCTATATTGTTTTACTTTCTTTGCAATCTTTTTCGGTTGCTTCACAAATTGTTTGCCCTTTTTTGTTCCTTTTCGCTTTGCTTTTGTCGTTGCCGCATACTCTGCAGATGTCAGTGACTTGATTGCTTTTTCGGGTAGATATCTTTCTCCAGTATCGCTTGACTTCTTTCCAGACTTCGTTCGCCACTTTTGTTTACCCCAAGCTTTAAGACTTCTTTGACTTTTTGCTAGTGCCATTTTTTGGTTTTCTTTTTAATACTTTAAAGTCCGCACCAGTTATTTTATCTCTTGGTGATGCAACTCTTGCTAGTTTTTTTTGTTTTGGTGAATATTTTTTAAAAGGCATTATCTATATGTCCCTCCTGTTTGTAAAATTTTTTGTAATTTAGCTAAAGCCATTAGATTTGCCTCGGTATATAATCTTCTTCTACATTGATACTAATACTAACAGAACTGGTAGCACTAGCTAAACCTCTTAT